GCAGAATATTTAGAATTGTATGATGACGTCTTACTAGTAAAGAGTTCATTGTTGAGGTTTTCTGATTATACGAAACACTTCTTACCGCAAGACACTCTTCTTCCAGTTAACCCTGATGTTATTATAAGTGAGTATCAGACACGTATTGTTAACGTTGCTCACAATGTACCTGTAAATGACAAATTCAGAAGTAGAATTGTGTATGATACAATGGCTATGTACCCATGGCCAGAACACGCAGCCGGAAGGTGTGGAGAACCACTTATTATACATATAGGTAATGGACAAGCAATTTACGGCATTCATACTGCCGGTTCTGCAGGTATGGGACATGCAATTCCCATCTATAAAGATCATCTGGACAAGAGCATGGACGATTTCAAGTCGTATTTTGGGAACACTGTCTCTGAGTCCTTCACTTTTCCAGTGGAGTTAGAAGTTGACGTTGGTCCAAAGAGCCCTTTCAAGTTTGAAAATTTTGACACGTTGCGATTGGCTGGGAAAGTTCCCGGATTCGTAATGGCCAACCAAAAGAGTAGACTCAAGAGGACAATATTTTCGGACAAATTACCAGATATTTTCAAAGAAAATTTTGGTAAGATGCCTGACATTAGATATTTTCCTCCTCTAATGAGACCTGTAGTAAATTCGCAAGGATATCTTTCCCCCTACAATGTGGGATTACGCAAACTTAATCGTACTAAGAAAGCACTTAATCCAGTTACTCTTAAGAAGTCAATTGACATTATAGTCAGTCATTTGAAAAATAAGTTAAAAGATGTGCCTCAGTTATCCCCACTTACAGTTGACTCTGTAATTAATGGAGTTAAAGATGATGAATTTATTTCTAGCTTGCGCGTTACAACCTCTCCTGGCTTCGGTTGGAAAGGGAAGAAAAGTGATCACCTTCCTTTAGTTGATCCAGATGATCCTCAAAGTGGTCGGTACTTGTCTGAGGAACTCAATGACAAAATAGTAGAATATATAGATATGCTTTATGAGGGTAGAACAACCAACACTGTATACGCTGCTAAGTTGAAAGATGAGCCGTTACCTCTTGAAAAGGTGAGAGCAGGGAAAACAAGAATATTTTATCCACAGCCAATTGAATCATTGATAGTGGGTAAGATGTTATTGCTT